TCGCGCGAACTACATGGTCGACGCGCTCGATGAAAAGTCCGGCGAAATCAAGACAATTCTCTCTGCCGCACTGGCGGCTGCGCTTGACATTCGGTAACGCAGGACATTCAACCGAGGCCCGCTCACGCGGGTCTTTTTTGCCATGAAACTTTCACCGATGATCGCGCACGTGCGCGATTTCTGTCCATTGTTCGAGCGCCGCGTATCTGGCGGCATCGATTGGGGTGCGCTGGAGGACAGCACAAAGCTGGAAATGCCCGCCGCGTTCGTTGTGATGACCGGCGACGATCCGGAGCCCAACCAGTTGCAGAACGGGACGAGGCAGGACATTGCCGACGAGTTCGACGTCATCGTCGCGCTGAAGCAGGGGAACGAGCGCGGGCAGGCGGCGGCCGACGAACTGCATGACGTACGCGCGGCGCTGCTACTCGCGCTCGTTGGCTGGACGCCTGACGAACGATACGAACCGGTCGAGTACACGGGGTGCGATCTCGTATCGACTGACCGGTTTCGCGTTCTCTATCGGTTCGGCTTTTCGGCGACGTGGACGCTCGGCGGCGACGACGATCCCGAGACCTGGCACGAGGACATGCTGGATCAATTGCCCGCTTTGGAGGGCGTCGACATCCACGTCGACGCTATTGCCCCGATGGCTGACCCGAATCTGAAGAAGCCTGGCCCGGACGGCCGGATCGAAATGGAGCTCCGTGTTGAGCTGAAGGATGAACGATGACGAAAACGATGCGCGTGAAGCCCGCGGACGGGCGAATCGTTCGCGACCCGTTGCGCGGTGATGATCTGCCGGCCGATGGGCGGGAGGTGCCACGAAATGTGTACTGGCGCCGCTGCGTGCGGGCGGGCGATGTGATCGAGATGGCGGTGCCGGATGCGATCGAGACTGCGATAACGACGCCGAGCGGCGGGGCCCAAGGCAAGGCAACCAAAGGGAGCAAGGGATGATCAGCTTCAACAATATTCCGGCCGATCTCGCGGTGCCGTTGTTCTACGCTGAAATCGACAACTCGGCGGCGGCAACGGGCAGCAGCACGATGCGGCGCCTGATCATCGGTCAGGCGAACGACGATGCGGTCGTGGATGCGCCGTCGCTCACGCTGCTGTCGCGCACGAGCGATGCGATTGCACTGGCCGGCGAAGGCTCGATGCTGGCCGCGATGAGCGACATGTGGCGCCGCGGCGACACGGTGGGCGAAGTTTGGGGGATCGCGGTCAAGGTCGACGAGGGCGTGGCGGCGAAAGCCACAATCGAGGTGACAGGCAAGGCGAGCGAGACCGGGCTGGTGTCGCTCTACATTGCCGGGCGACGCGTGCGTGTGACCGTGCCGAGCGGCGCGAGTGCCGATGACGTCTTGCTGCAGCTCGTCGGTGCGGTCAATGGGACGGTGAATATGCCGGTGCAGGCTGCAATCGACGGGGCGAAGCTCACGTTGACATGCAAGTGGAAAGGCGACACGGGCAACGACATCGCGGTCGAATTCAACCGCGGCGGCCTGGCTGCGAACGAACGCCTGCCGGTGGGGTTGACGGCGACGGTGACACCGATGGCTGGTGGTGCGGGCTCACCCGAGCTGGCCGACATCCTGGCGGCGGTTGGCGACGAAGAATTCGAATTCATCTGTCAGCCGTGGACCGACCCGACGTCGCTGGATACGTTCGCCGAATGGATGAACGACGTATCCGGGCGCTGGGCGTGGTCGTCGATGCTGTACGGGCATGTTTATTCGGCACGTCGCGGCACGCCGGGTCAACTGGTCGCAGCCGGTCGTCAGCGCAACGATCAGCACATGACGGTCAACGGTTTCGAGCCCGACTCGCCGCGGCCGGCGTGGGAACAGGCCGCGGCGTTCGGCGCGCGGCAGGCGGTGTTCATTTCGGCCGATCCGGCGCGGCCCACGCAAACTGGCCTGTTGGTTGGAATCGACGCTGCCCGGCCGGGCAAGCGCTTCATCCTGAACGAGCGCCAGTCGTTGCTCACGAGCGGGATCGCGACCACGAGCTCGGCAGACGGATCGGTACGCATCGAGCGCGCGGTGACGACGTACCAGCGCAACGCGTACGGGCAGTCGGACAACAGCTATCTCGATTCAGAGACGCTGCATACGACCGGATACGTGATGCGGTTCCTGCGCCAGCGCATCACGAGCAAGTACGGTCGACACAAGCTGGCGGCCGACGGCACGCGTTTTGGTGCAGGGGCTGCGATTGTCACGCCGAAGATCATTCGCGCGGAGCTGATCGCCGCCTACGACGAGCTGGAGCGCGCAGGGATTGTCGAGAACGCCGACCTGTTCGCCCAGCATCTGGTCGTGGAAATCAACAAGACCAATCCCAATCGGGTCGATGTGCTGTTCCCGCCGGATTACGTGAACCAGCTGCGCATCTTTGCGCTCATCAACCAGTTCCGGTTGCAGTATCCGGAAGCGGCGGCGGCCTGACGGCGCCGACGATAGTGCAATCCGAGCGGCCCGCCATAGTGCGGGCCGCTGTCATTTCAGGAGACCGATATGGGTCAGAAGGTCGCCGGCACCGTCTATGTGAAGGCGGATGGCGAGCAGTTTTCGGTAACGGGCGGCGTCGAATGTCCGCTGTCGGATGTCAAGCGCGAAAGCATTCTGCCGGGCATGTACAAGGAAGAGGACCGGGTGCCGTACGTGAAGCTCGATGCGGTGTTCGAGAAGAACTTTCCATTCGGGAAGGTTCAGTCGGCCGACGACATGGTGGTCACGGCGGAATTCAAGAACGGCCGGGTGTATGTGCTAAGCGGCGCCTACGTGGTGGGTGAACCGGCAGTGACGGGCGATGACGGCAAGGCGTCGCTCGAGTTCAATGGAGAAAAGGGGCGGTGGCAATGAAGATTCAACTGAGCAAACCGATTGAAGCGCACGACGAGACGCTCGACGCGCTCCATCTGCGCGAGCCGACACCGGCGGACGTGCGGGCGATCAGGTCGCTGCCGTATGCGATGGATCGCGACGAAACCGTGCACCTGCGTCCCGACATCGTGGCGCAGTACGTCGCCCGTTGCGCCAGCATTCCGCCGTCGTCGGTCGACCAGATCGATTTGGTGGACTTCAACGAGATCTGCTGGGTGGTCGCGGGTTTTTTCTTGAAGCGGGCCTCTCGGACGCCGACGAGCTGATCGACGGCGTCTACGAGCTCGCACGCTTTTGGCGTGTCGATCCGGAGATCGAAATGACGCGTCCGGTCTCAATCATCGTCGAGCATTTCAAGCAGGCGAATCGTATTAACCGTGTGACGCAGGAGGCGTAAGCGTGGCCGACAAATTTCAGCTCAAGGCGCTCATTACCGGCGTCGACAAGCTGTCCCCGACGCTTCAGGGAATTCGCAAGAATATTGCGGGTTTCCGCAAGGGCTTGAGGGCGGACGGGCTCGGCGAAATCCGGTTCAAGGACGTGGTGGCAGGCGCTGCGATCGCAGCACCTATCATCGCGGCAACGAAGGCGGCGATCGATTTCGAGTCGTCAATGGCCAACGTGCGCAAGGTCGTCAATTTCGATACGCCTGAGCAGTTCAAGGAAATGGGCGACGAGGTCGTCCGGATGTCCACCCGGATGCCAATGGCTGCGCAGGAGATCGCGAAAATTGTTGCGGCCGGCGGGCAGGCGGGATTGGCGCGCAGCGAACTGACGCGATTTGCCGAAGACGCGGTCAAGATGGGCGTGGCATTCGAGCAGAGCGCCGAGGAATCGGGCGACATGATGGCGAAGTGGCGCACGTCATTCAAGATCGGCCAGGACGAGGTGGTCGCGCTGGCAGACCGCATCAACGATCTGAGCAACACGTTGGCAGCCCACCCGCGCCAGATTGCGGCGGTGGTCACGCGTATCGGCCCGCTGGGCGAGGTCGCGGGTATGGCAAGCGAGCAGATTGCCGCGTTGGGCGCGACGATCGTGGGCGTGGGCGTGCGCGAGGATGTCGCGGCCACGGGCATCAAGAACTTCATGCTGGCGCTGGCAAGCGGCACGGCGGCGACCCGGCAGCAGCAACAGATGTTCAAGGCGTTGCGCATGAACGCGGCCGATGTCGCGCTCGGGCTGCAGAAGGACGCGCAAGGCACGATGTTGAAGGTGCTGCAGGCAATCAGTCAGGTCAAACCGGAAAAGCAGGCCGCGGTGATGCAGACGCTGTTCGGGCGCGAGTCGATCGAGGCGATTGCCCCGATGTTGACCAACCTGGACCTGCTGCGCAAGAACTTCGATCGGGTCGGCAACGCGGCGATGTACGCGGGCTCGATGCAGAAAGAGTACGACGCGCGTTCGGCGACGACGGCGAACAACCTGCAGCTGATGTCGAATCGGTTTCAGTCGATTGGGATTGCCGTGGGCAACGTGGTACTGCCGCCGTTGAACGAGTTTCTCGCGTTTGTCGGTCCGATCGCCGATAGCGTCGCGGCATTCGCGACGGCCAATCCCGAGCTGGTCAGGGGGCTGCTGGGCGCGGCCGGTGGCCTGATCGCGTTGCGGGGTGCGGCGGCGGTGGCGACGGTGGCCATGAAGATTTTTTCAACGGTGTCGAGCCTCACGCCACTGGGCATTGCGGTGCGCGCGCTGGCCTTGACCTCGGGGTTCCTGATCGGGAACTGGTCGAAGGTCAAGCCGTTCTTCGAAAAAGTCTGGGCGGGCATCAAGGCGGTGTTTTTCAGCTTCCCGCTGGTGCAGGTGATCGAGGAGAACTGGGGGCCGATTACCGAGTTCATGTCGGCGCTTTGGGGGGCGACGAAGGTGGTGATCGAGTCGGCATGGGAGGGCATCAAGGCGATGTTCGTCAACTTCACGCCGCTGGGCATCGTGATCAAGAACTGGGAGCCGATCGTGACGTGGTTCTCGCAGCTGTGGGGGCGCGTGAAGCCCTATATCGAGCCGTTGATGAGCGGCGCGAAGTGGCTCGGCGGAAAGCTCGGCTTCGATGGCGGCAGCGCTTCGACGGGCGATGTGTTGCGCTCGGGCGCGGCGAGCTTGCGAAACTGGACGTTGGCGCAGCAGACCGGTGTGTCGACGGACACGGCGCGTCTCGCGAGCGGCGTGTTGGCGCGCGAGGGCGCGGGCAATGCGCGGCTTCAGGGCGATCTGAAGATCCGCTTTGAGGGCGCGCCCCCTGGCATGCGTATCGAGCAGGCGCAGACGAATCAACCGGGCCTGTCCGTGACGCCGAGCGTGGGCTATCGGTCGCTGTCCGGGGTGGCGCAATGAGGTCAACATGAGTTGGCGGGACAAATTGCGGCCGGCATCGTTTCGCGGGGTGCCGTTTCAGGTCTTTGACGACAAGACGCCGGTGGGGCGCCGGGTCGTGGTGCACGACTATCCGCGGCGCGACAGCAGTTATCCGGAGGATAACGGCAAGCAGACTCGCGAGTACAGGATGACGGCGTTCGTTATCGGGCGGGACTGTTTCGATCAGCGCGACAGGCTGCTGGATGCGCTGGAACAGGACGGAGCGGGTGAGCTGATTCATCCGTGGCTCGGCACGCTGCGAGTGCAGGCCGGCGAATGCGACATGACGCACACGAAGGCCGAAGGCGGGATGGTGCGCTTCACGCTGGTGTTTCACGACGCGCCGGACCTGAAGTATCCAGGCGGCGTGGCAAACACCGGTAAGCAGGCGCTGGGCAGTGCGGACGGCTTGCTCGATACCGCACTGAACCGGTATCGCGATGCGGTTGAGTTGGTCAATCTGGCGCAGGTGACGGTGGACGGTCTGATGCAACAGGGCGGATCGATCTTCGATGTGCTCTATCGATATGCGTCGCCGTTCACGGTGCTGTTCGGCAGTGTGCGCAGTTTTGTCGAAACACTCGTCGAAATGCCAGGCTCGATCGCTGACCGATTCGCGTCCGCGTTCGACACCGGGTGGGGTGTCGGTGTCGCACCGGAGCGCTATTCGGAGGCCATTTCCGGGGCGCTGGGCAAGGTTGGCGCGATTTCGACGCTAGAAGAGATTGCGCCGCCGCGCGGGCGCGAGGCGGGCAAGTTGTTCGACGCGACGATCGACCTTGTGCAGGACGTGTTGCTGGTGGAGGTCGTGCGCGACGTCGGTGAATTGCCTGCCTACTCGCCTGCGGTGCTGCCTGCGGGTGCGCCGGCGCTCGATGTGCAGATCACGAACCCGATGGCGGCCATCGATGTGCCGGTGGCCGACGATCTGCGTGAGCTTGCCGAGGTGGTGTCCGAATCGATGTGGCAGCAGGGCATGACGGCACCGCGCGAGCATTTCCAGGCACTGACAAACAGTCGGTTGAAGGTCGCGCAGCATCTGGCGAAGGTTGCGCGCGAAGGCGTCGGTCTGGTGACCATAAGGCCGCCGCAATCGGTGCCGGCGCTCGTGCTGGCTCATCGCAGGTACGGCGACGCGACGCGGGCGGACGAGATCGTGATGCGAAACCGCGTCGCGCATCCGGGGTTCGTGCCAGCCGTGTCGCTGAAAATTCTTTCTCGATAGATGGCTGAAAACTCCAATACCGTCACGCTGACCGTCAACGGTCTCGACTTTGCCGGGTGGACCGATGTTCGCATCTCTGCCGGTATCGAACGGCAGGCTCGCGATTTCGCGCTCGCGATCACGTGGAAGTGGCCCGGTAGCGGCGACGTGCCGCGGCAGGTCAAACAGGGCGACCGGTGCGAGGTGCGTATCGGATCCGATCTGGTGCTGACCGGATACGTGTTCTCGACGCCGATCCGGTATGACGCCGCATCGCTCACGTGCGGCATCGGCGGCCGGTCGCTGACGGCCGACCTTGTCGACTGCGGTGCGGACAACAAACCGTCGCAATGGCGCGGCCAGCGCGTAGGGCGGATCGTCGAGGCGCTGACGGCACCGTACGGCGTGAAGGTCGTCGACGAGTCAGGAGACGCGGGAACGCTGGCCGATCACACGATCGAGCCCGGTGAAACGGTCTTCGATTCGATCGACCGGCTGCTGCGCCTGTCGCGTCTGTTGTCGACCGATGACGAGCACGGGCGCCTGGTTATCGCCGAGCCGGGGAGCGCGGGCAAGGCGTCCGACAAGCTCGAGCTCGGCGTCAACATCAAGGGCGGCGATGCGCCGCTGGATTTCTCACAGGTGTTCTCCGAGTACGTGTGCAAGGGGCAGCGCAGCGGAACCGATGAGGCGTTCGGCCTCGCGGCCAGCGAGATCGAGGCGCGTGTGGCGGATCCACGTATCGCGCGACACCGGACGATGGTGATGCGCGAGGCGGGCCAGATGAGCGCTGATCTTGCGCGGCTGCGTGTCGAATGGGAAAGCGAGAACCGGATCAGCAAGGCGTTGGCGACGACCTACGAGGTGCAGGGCTGGCGGCAATCCAGCGGGCAAATCTGGCGACACAACCAGATCGTTCGCGTCGTTGACCCGATCATCGGTTTCGATCGCGACATGCTGATCGTGGAGATCGAATACTCGCAAAGCAATGGGGCCGGGATGGTGACGAGACTGACGGTGGCCCCGCCGGACGGCTTTGCAGCCGAACCGTTCACGCGGCGCAAGAAGGTCAAGGGCAAGAAGAAGGGCAAGGACAACTTTGAATTTCTGCTGCCGGCAGATTGGGACAAGCAATGAACAGGTTGGGTGCGTGGTTGGTTCGCGGGGTCGTGTCGCTGGTGAATTCAGCGTCGAAGATGCAGACGTTGCAGACGCGGCTGATGGCGGGCGGGGTGAAGGATGGGGTCGAGCATTTCGAGCCGTACGGGTTCACGTCGCATCCGATGGACGGGGCCGAGGCGATTGTTGGCTTTCTTGGCGGCGACTCGTCGCACGGCGTTGCATTGGTCGTGGCCGATCGCCGATTTCGGCCGCTGAATCTGAAGCCTGGGGAGGTCGCGATTTTCACGAACGAAGGTGACAGCCTGATTCTGCGCAACGGCCGCATTGCCGAACTGACGACGGGGACGTTCAGGGTCAACGCCTCCGAGAAAATCGAGTTCAATTCGCCGATCGTGGAGGCGTCGGAACAGGTTGTCGCAAAGGGGCGTTTGACCGCGCAATCTGGCATGGCCGTGCGCGCGGGCAAGGGCGGTGGCGAGGCGGCGACGTTCGATGCACCCATTCGCACGCCGGACGTCATCGTCGACGGCAAGAGCACGGCGCGGCACCGTCACGCGGAGACCGGCGGCATTACGGAAGAAATGCAATGAGCGACGCTCGAGAAGCGATGTTGCGGCGCGCGGTCGAGATCAGCCTGTTCACGTGGCGACGGGCCGAGCCGGGCGATCCGATCGACGACGACGAACGGATGGGATGGTGGGGTGACAGTTTCCCGGACGTTGCCGGCGATCGAATCGGCTCGCGATTGTGGCAATTGCGCCGACAGGTGTTGACCGCCGAAGTCTTGCGCCGTGCCGAGGAATACTGCCGCGAAGCGCTGCAATGGATGCTCGACGACGGCATCGTGACGGCAATCAGCGTCAGTGTGAAACGGGCGAGCGGTGTGGGGCGCGCCGCGATCGAGCGTGCGGCGGCGGAGATTGTCCTGTCGGACAACCGTGATGGACCGCTCACGCTCAACTACGACGACATGTGGAGAATTCTCGATGACTTTTCGGTTGCCGACGCTGCCTGAACTGATTGAGCGAGTAGGCGGCGACCTGACGTCCAATGCCGACGCAGCGCTGCGTCGCTCGGACCAGCGCGCCCTTGTGCGGGTCCACTCGGGCGCCAGCCACGAAATGCACGGCTATCTGGGATGGACCGCGCGCCAGATTCTGCCGGACGAGTGCGACGAGGCCATGCTGTTGCGCCACGCCCGGTTGCGGCTCGCGGTGCCGCGCAAAGACGCTGCGGCGGCGGCCGGCTTCGTATCAGCCAGCGGAGCGGAAGGAAAGACGATCGATGCGGGCGCGCTGCTGCAGGCTGACGATCAGCGACGCTACGTGGTTGTCGAGACCGTGGCGATTCGCGCCGGAACCGCGAAGGTCCAGATACGTGCACTGGATGCGGGCATGGCCGGCAACGTTGCCGCTGGCGTGCGGCTGCGGTTTGTTTCCCCCGTTGTCGGGGTATCGGACACGGTCGTTGTGCTGGACGCGGGCATATCGGGCGGCACGGATCAGGAGTCGATCGATCGACTGCGCCAACGGGTCATTCGCTCATATCGGCTCGTGCCGGATGGCGGAAACGGCGACGACTACGTGACGTGGGCGTTGGAGGTGCCGGGCGTGACGCGGGCGTGGTGCCGGCCGCGCTATATGGGGCTCGGTACGGTCGGCGTGTTCTTCATGCGCGACGACGATCTCAACCCGGTTCCGGATGAGCAGGCGTGTGCTCTGGTGAAGGCGCACATCGAGAGCAGGCGCCCGGTGACGGCCGAGCTGTACGTGCTCGCGCCGAAGCCGCGGCCGATCGATTTCGATATTCGGCTATCGCCCGATGACGAGGCAACGCGCCAGGCCGTGGTGGAAAGCCTGTCGGATCTGCTGGAGCGTGAAGGCGAACTCGGCGTGACGGTACTCGAATCGCATCTTCGATATGCGATCAGCGGCGCACGCGGTGAGCGCGATCACAAGCTGCTGCAGCCCGCCGACGACGTCGCGCTGCAGCCCAATGAGATTCCGGTGATGGGAGAGGTGACGTGGCGGTGAGGGACGAATCAGATTACGTGGACATGCTGCGCGCACTGCTGCCACCCGGTCCCGCATGGAGCCAGGCGCAGGCGCCTCATGTGCACCGCGCGCTCACCGGTCTGGCGCCGGAGTTGACGCGCATCGATGCACGCGCGCGTGATGTGCTCGACGAGATGGATGCGGCGACGGTGCGCGAACTCGTACCGGATTGGGAGCGCGTATGTGCGTTGCCGGACGAATGTCTCGGGCCATCGCAGTCGTTCGAGGAGCGGCAGCGCGCAGTGCGCAAGCGTCTGCTCGGCGTTGGCGGCCAGCGCATTGCGTACTTCGAGGCGCTGGCGCACCAGAACGGCTATCCCGATGCGTGGATCGAGGAACATCGGGCGCCGCGGTTCGGGCGCTCGCGTTTCGGCCGATCGCGCTTCGGGACGTGGCAGCAGCAGTACATCTGGACGGTGCATCTTGGCCGCCGTCTAGCGGCAGGACGGCGCTGGGGGGCGACGGTGTGGGGTGAGCGCTTTGGTCGAATTCCGGCCGAAGGCATTGAATGCCTGATCAGGAAGCACGCACCGGCCCATACGCTGGTGCGCTTTGAATACGAGGTGTAGGAATGGATTATCCGAAGAGTGTGCCGGGCGTCGGCTTGGTAGACGGGAAATTCGTGGACGAGGATCCCAATGGGCAGATCGGGTCGCTGATTCCGTCGAAGTGGGGGAATGACCTGACGGACGAAGTGCTCAACGTGCTGCGGGAAGCTGGCATCAATCCCGACGAAGCGACGACGACCCAATTGCGTGACGCAGTGCTCGCGATCGCGCAGCGTTCTGTGGCTGGTTCTATCGCGAGCCAGGCCGAGGCGGAGGCTGGCGAGGACAACACGAAGCTGATGACGCCGCTGCGCGTCTCACAGGCCACGACGAAGAAGCAGGATGCGTTGGGCTATACCCCGGTTCAGCAGGGAACGGGTATCGGACAAAGTCAGAACATCATCAAGATCGGGTGGGCGAAGGATGGCAGTGGCTTATTCATCACGGTCGACAATACCGACCTTGGTGCTGTCGCATTCGCCGAGCAACTCGCCGCGTATGTGACGCAGCAGTGGGTGCGGGACTACGCCGTCAGTATTGCTGCTCCGATGCTTCAGGACAGACCTTGGATCGGTCGCGACGGATGGCAGGCGGATCTCGCGCTTCAGAATCGACGACCGGGACAAAACGCTACGACCTACATTCGAGCAAGGGATGAGGGCGGCATTGAGTTCATCAACAACGCTTACAACGGCGTTCCTTGGAGCATGAGCGACGCCGGGGAAACGTGGCAATCGGGCAGCCTGCATGTGGGCGGCTCGGTGCTGCACCCGGATGGCAACCTTCTCTGTAGTTTCCGTGGCGCATGGTTGAACGCGATTCTCGATGACCTGTACGCCCGCTCTGAAAATCGAGCGGTTGCAGGCGCGCGCGTGCAGTGGGACTCAGACGTACAGGATTTCGGTAGGGGGGGCGTGGGCAGCGCAGCGGGAGCCGCTCTTCCGGCGCCATTTGTGATGTGTGGACTCTATCAAGTCGGAGATCTTCGAGATATCCGGCGGGTCGGTGTTGTATTGAGGAACCAATAATGTTGACCATCGATGTTGAGCAAGCTGCCTTTGTCATTACCCGAAAGTTTCCGCAACTCGTGCGCTATGTGGACTGGGAGGCATCGCACCCGCTGCGCCGCATTCCAGAGACCGGGGAATGGGAACAATGCGGACCGTCTTGGGTTCCGTTGTGGCGGCCCGCGGATATTCCACAGCCGACTCCTGAAGATCTGGTTGCGTGGTGGCCAGAATATAAAGACGAATACGAATTGAGCGAGGCCAGTCGCCAGATTCGGCAGAGGCGCGACGATCTGCTGGTACAAGCTGACGTGCTGATTGAACGTGCGGCGGATGATGAGAATCTGGAATTGGTCGCCGCATTGAGGAGCTATCGCAAAGCACTACGAGCAATCCCTGAACAACCGGGGTTCCCGTTCGACGTGCAGTGGCCGACGTTGCCGAACAGCGCATGACTGAATCTACGATTGCTATCGATCCGGGTGCGGGGGGCCACTTCCGCAGCATGTTGATTCAAACCGCCTGATTCGGGCGGTTTTTTTATGTTCGGCCGCCTTTGAGTGGCCGTTGTCCTTGGGAGAGGCGTATGCCTGTATCTGGATTCAAATTTAGTCGACGCAGTGAAGTGAATCTAATCGGGGTTAAGCCATCGCTGGTAAGCCTGGCAAGACGAGCACTTGAGCTTTCGACGGTCGATTTCGGTGTGACCGAAGGGCTGCGCACGAAGGCGCGCCAGCGCGAGCTG